TCGTGGCATTTTAGCCATGCAAGACAAGGTGGGAGAAGTTTTATTATGCATCAGATCCTCGGAGAGAGGCTGATGTGTATCTTTTCTTCCTCCATTGTCCCCTCCATTGGCGCATTGTCCCCCAAACACGCTAGTAAATGCTGGTCGCTGCCAGCGTCCCCTGCTGCGTGGGCTGAGATCCAGGACTACATTCTCCATTCCCCATTGCAGAAACCCGCCCTTCCCGAAGCATAGTACCAGGAGCTGGTGCAGCGTCCCAGAGAAGCTGAGCTGGTAGCCGTCTCCATTCCCCATTGGCTACAACCCTAGCGTATTTACCATAGTACCAGGAGCTGCTGTCCCCGCAGCAGGAATCAGGATGCTGAGCTGGTCGTACGCATTTCCATTGTCCATCGGCAAAAGCCCTATCACCATAGTCATCTTCAGGTGCTGCACAAGCAGCCAGGAACCTGAGCTGGTAGCCGTCTGCATCTCCATTCCATTGCCGACCCACGTAGCTTGGTAGGTATAGTAGTTACAGGACTGGCGTCACCAGCGTGGGCAGAAGATCCCGTGGATAAATAAAATAGAATTAGCTCTTGACTATCGAATAAGATGGGACTATATAGATACCTGTGGCTACCGAATCCGTTTGGAAGTTTCATGAACGGCCACACATTAGGGAGGGTAATGCGCATTAATTTGTTGCGGACTCCTGTGACGGGTGCTCATAAAGACCTGT